GCTGCGTCTCCAGGAACTGCGACTCGTTCGCGGACACCTGGATCTGCTGGTACTTCCAGCCGGCGCCGAGCACGGCAACGTCACGGGACCCGGACAGCGACGCCAGGAACCGTTCCTTCGCCGTCTTCGCGGTCGTCGGGTCGAGCTTCTGGTCGTTGGTGAGCATCCCCGACGGGTGCGCCCCGTCCTGGAACCACTGGGATCCGAACCGCTGGGCGGCGATGCCCAGGCCGATCGTGCCCGCGTGGTGCTCCACCGGTGACAGGCCGAGCAGGCAGCCGGGTGCGGGGTACGCCCGCCGGTGCCACATGTCCTCCGGCTCGACGGTCTTCCCGCCGGCCCGCCACTGCGGCATGCCCGTCTTCTCGTCCCGCCAGCCCTGCACGTCATCCGGGTGGTACAGCACGATCTGCGTGGGGTTGCCCATGCGGTCGCGGTCGATGGTCTTGCCGTACCCGTTGCCGCGCAGCAGCAGCGACATCATGTACTGGTACAGCCAGTCGCTCACCCCGTATCCGTCGCCGGCCGGGTCGAGCAGCACCTTGGGCTTCGGCATCTCCTTGCGGGCCTTGCCCTTGCCCGCGAACACGTCGATGGGCAGCGTCGACACCAGGGAAGCGATCAGGTCGGTGGCCGACCACACGGCGACCTTCTGCAGGCTGGCCTCGGCACGGGCCAGGTTGATCCTGGAGAACGTCCCACCACCCATGGAGGGGCGTGGGATCGCGGGCTCGGCGAACGGGGCGCGGCTCTCTCGCCGCCCGAAGAACAGACTCATCGTGCGCCCCGCCAATCCGCCGCCAGGCAGAACAGTCCGGCCAGGCAGACGCCTGCGGGTTCGTACACCAGCCAGCCGGCCGTCGAGACAAGCCCGGCTCCGGCCACGCTCGGGAACTGCCTGACGATCCAGCCTGCCGCCCCGGCCAGGGCGACCACAGCCTTTGCCCTGGTCATGTGGCCCCTCTCAGAAGATGTTGTCCAGCGGGTCGATGTCGTCCTCGACCTCGGCCGTAAGGCCCCACTTCGCCAGCGTCACCGCGACGAGCGGGCTGATGTCCGCCCCGGAACCGGGGCGCCGGGACCACGCCCATGCCTCACCCAGCGGGCGCTTCTGCGCCCCCGCCAGTGCCGTTGCCAGGGGTGCGGGGTCGTGGTGGGACAGCGTCTGCTCGACGACCGCGTCGTAGAACTGGCCGCAGCTCTGTGCGACCTCCCGTGTCTTCGGGATGACGATGTCCGCCCCGAGCGCCTCACGTAGTTCAGGGATGAGCGAACCGGCCGGCCCGCCTTCGTCGACCACCCAGCACCGCGGCTGCCACCGCTTGTGCAGCTCCTTGGCCCGCTCCACCACCCAGCCCGTACCGGGCCGGTGGTCGGGGACCTCGACGTGCGTGCCGCCCCGCCACGGCCCCGCCACGGCGATAGCCGCATGGGACCGCTCAGGGGTCATGTCGATCGCGAAGGACACCACGCCGGGGATCGGCTTGCCGTTGTCGTCCAGCGCTTCAGGGCGCGCCTCAGCGGCTGCCAGGGCCCGCCACGCTTCCTCGCCGATGACCTGCCAGGTGTCGGCCTCGTCGGACGGGTACGTGCCCACGCCAAGGCGCTCACGCTCGAAGACGCCGCCGGTGCCGAGGGATGCCCGCTCGTTGCGGACGAACTCATGGCTGATCAGGTAGCCCAGCGATGGGTTCGACTTCGCCCAGGCCTGCGGGTCGTCCGTCGCGTCGTGCTCGGCGCAGTCAGGCCCGCACTCGTCTACGTGCGGATCGACCGACCATTCGAAGTACGCCAGCGACGGGTCCGGCTCTCCGGCCTCCAGGGCGGCCTGCGCGCGCCGTCGGAGACGCCCCAGCTGCACGGAGGGAGAACCGATTCCCGCACTCCCCAGGTACCAAAGCTGCGGGTTCGGGACCGCGGACATCGTCGGCATCAGGGCGCCCATGGCGTCGTCGCCCAGGATCATGTCCTCGTCGAGGATGTTGCAGTCGCCGGTCCAGCCTCGACCTGAGCCCCCAGAGCGGGCGATGAACTGCAGGCTCTGCCCGGTGACCAGGGTGATCGACGTCTCCGTCGTGTTGTTCAGGATCCGCTTCACGCGTTTCCGCAGGTCAGGGCACCCGAGGATCAGGGACTGGATTCGCTGGAACGCGACGCGGCTGGTCTTGAACTCGTGCGCGGAGTGGACGATCAGGTGTTCCTTCAGCAGGAACAGACCCGCCAACTCTCTGGCCTCGATGATTCCGCCCTTGCCGTTCTGGCGTGGGACGTTGACTGCGACTTCGAACGCGGACCATTTGCCGTCCGTACGCTCGCGCATGCCGACGTCCAGGACGTGCTGCTGCCAGGGAAACAGGTTCAGTCCCGCCATTGCGGCGAGCTCCACCGCCTCCTGGCCAGCCGAAGACAGGAACGACGAGGGGGCGGTGAACAGCCGGGGCGTCTGCACGCCTCTCGGTTCAGGCTCTACGGGCTCGGACAAGGCCGTCCTCCCGTCGCTGTGCCAGCTCGTCTACGCGGTCCAGCTCTGCCGCGGGCGGTGCCAACTTCCGGAGGTCCTCCATCACGGCCCGTAGCTCACGGGCAGCGTTCGCCTGCGCGGTCGCATTACCCGGATCGTCAACAGACTTGGACAGAGTGATGGCAAGTTGTGCGAGGCCAGGGTGCTTGTCGATGATGCCGAGCTGTTCGAGCTCGGCGGTGATCGCTTCGGCAACGGTCGCCATGATCACCCCCGGGCAGTCACGCAGCGTCATGTCACGGAGAGTGAAGCCACTAATTACCCGGTTTCCGAAACCGAGTCATTAGCGATCGATGGGCCCCGTGTAAAAAACAGGGCGACAAGGGCTTTTGGGTCGCCCGGTCCTCCCCACAAAGAACGGGTCCGGCACCCCTGGTCGATCATGATCGGGCCCGGTCGGCGGCCTCGATCGGCTCGGCTGCGAGCCGTGCTCACCGGGGGTGACGTGGGGTCACCACTCCCATGAGCCCTGGGGCATCGCTCCGTGTGAGGTGGGCCGGCGAGCTCGGTACCAGCGGGTGGCCACGGCCTTCATGCCGGGCTGCCGCATGGCTTCGATGCGCTTCATGACGATGGACTGTCCTGGGTCGACGACCACGATGCGGGCCTTGAGGCGCTTGTACTTGGCCAGGGCCTTGGCCCCGGGCTGGGTGTGGATGACGTAGACGTCGGTGGTGTCGAGGTGCTGGTACGCCTCGGTCAGTGCGGCAAACCGGGCGCGGTGCACGACCTTCATCAGCACGTCGCCGTGTGCGTGGTGGTCGGCACCGGGTCCGGCCATGGCGAGGGCCATGAGGTCGAGGTCGATGACGATGTCGGCGGCCTTGGCGTGGGCCTTGATGTACGAGGACTTCCCGGCGGCCGGCGGGCCGGTGATGACGTAGAGCACGGTCACCACCTCCACGAGGTCTTGGGGGCGGCTGTGCGCTCGGTGCGGTTGCCTCGGGCGCTGTTGCAGCGTCGGTGGGCGCTGCGGGCGTTGGTGGGGTCGAGGAGGCTGCCGCCGCGGCTGAGGGGGATGTAGTGGTCGAGGGTGAAGCTGAGCGGGTGGCGGGCGTCGAGCTGGTAGCCGATGGGGTGGCCGCAAAGCCAGCAGGGGAAGCCGTAGGCCTTCTGTGTGGCGACGAGGCGGCGGTAGGGGCGCCCGTTGCGGGGGTTACCGGCCATCCGCTGTGGGGTAGCGGACGGCGTGGATGTCGACTCCGTCGGGCACGGCGACGATCTGGGCGAGGCTGAGGGCTTGCTGGACCTGTGCGGCCAGTTCTGCGGTGAGGGCGTCCGTGTGGCCGACGACGAGGATGTCCCCGGGCTTCACCACGATGATGCGGTGCTCGTTGAGGCTGTAGCGGTTGAGGCTGTACGCGTCGGCCACGGTGTCGCTCCTTGGGTCAGGGTGCCGCGGTGAGGTCGTTGGTGACGTCCTCGATGGCTTGGTCCATCTCTGCGTCGCTCAGGTCTCCGCAGACGGCCTGGCCGGCTTCGGCGTCGATGGTGTCGGACGCGTCGAGGAGCTCGGCCTCCAGCCAGGTGCGGCACTCGGGCGGAAGGGCTGCGGCGGGGTCCGGGGTGGTACTCGGCTCGAGGGACGCGTCGATGTCCTTGCCGGTCTGCTCGGCAATGAGCTCGCCGGTGAGGCGCTGGAGTGTCTTGTCGTCGACTCCGTCGCAGGCTGCTGGGCGGGTGCCGGGCTTGGCCTGGTCGCCGGCGTCTACTGCCTTGTCGAGTTGCTTGGCCATGGCTGTCTTGCAGGC